AATTGAAAGAATTGAGGAAAACAAATGAGCATTGAAACAGCAGTGAAACAGTATCTCGCCGGGAAAGCTCCGCGAGATGATTTTGAATGGGAAAATCAAATGATCGCCAAAAACCTGCCTCTCGACCGGAACGCGCATTGGACGATGCTAGTCCGAATCTACGGCGCGGGCGCGTGCTTGCAAGAAGTCAAGCGGCAAGCCAAAGTCCGATGGACTTGCAACGGATCGGTGAGAGGGGCATGCGGCATCAATCATCGAACACGGGAAGCGGCAAGCAAGTGTTGCGAGCGTGATATGAGAGCGTGCAACAAACAAGGCGGCTACTCTGATCGGTATGTGACGGAGGTCAGGAAAGTGTACTAGGTCAGTAGATCGACACGCGCCCACCGCTCGCCGGTGGTCGCTCTGTTGTTTACTGGTTTTTTGAAGGGAGATTTAATTTGCGATGTTGATTTTTAAATTGGTTGTTTACGCGGCGATGGTTGGAAGTATCGCCGTCATTTTGGTGGACATGGTTAAAATTTTTAAAGGGAGTGATGATGATGAGAAACAATGATTGCAAGGGATTTATTTTGTTTGCTGGTTTGTTGATTTTGCTGCTGACGGTCGGACTGCTGTGCGGCTGCCAAGCGACAAGCCAGCGCGCCGTAATTGAAACGAGTGTCCCGAACGTATGGTCTGAGCAGCCAACCCAGACCATCTCAATTAAGTTGGAGTTTGCAAAATAATGGGAATGTTAAGCGGTGATGATAGTGACGCTGAACAATTGCGTGATTCAATCGCGCGAAAAGAACGGCGAATTTACCATCTTCAAACCCACCAAATTCCAAATCTCCGTCAACGTGTTGTTGAGTTGCGAATCGAACTGGGATTACTTGAAGATAAAATTCAAAAGAAAAAACAGGTGGCGAAGATTCTTAAATTGATAAAGAAAGCAGGCAACGGAAATGAGTGATATTCAAAAAGCGTTTGAACAGGCTTTGCCCGATGCCAAGCCAGTGCAGGATTGGTATTGCACACTGTATTTAACCGAGCGTTGGTACGGTGGAGCAGAGGAAGGCGGCTGGTGGGGTTCAACGGTGACTGCCGTGGCTCATGTGAGCTATAAGACGGAAGCCGAAGCAGAAGCCGCGCTGGCCGCTGTGAAGCAACTCGCCATTGCAAAGACCAAAGAGGCGAAGAAGATCCACGGCGATGTTTGCTTGCAGCAACTCGATTACTGCGAACAGCGTGGCATTGACGATGCCAACAGCGTCTTTGGCGAGGTGGACGGCGAGGATTCTTATTCTGTGAGAATCGAAAACGAATTGGGCGAGTCGGAATATTCGACAAGCCGTTATTACGAGTAGAAATTTAACTTTTATTGGAGATGGAAAAGATGAGTAAGAAACAGGAATTAGACTTAGGCCGGATGATTGATGTTTTTTCCGTGAATGATATTTTGGAATTACTTACGGGTGCTTGGGAGGGGGGAAGTAACTATTGGATCGAATCGGTTGAGATGAAAGGCTCTTACGATTTGGAACAGCGTCCAAACAAATACTATCCGTCATATGCACTCGCGCCGTTCATTGGCGGCAAGCTGGCAATTCATTTGACGGAATCTGATGGCGGCGAAGTCCACAACCTTACCGAAAAGAAAATTCGGAACGGTATCAAATTGATTCGAGAGAAGCACCCAAAGCATTACGCTAACTGGGTTGGGCAAGATGATGACGCTGAAACCTCAGACGTTTTTTTGCAACTCTGCCTGTTTAAAGAAGTGATTTTCGGTTAGCAGGCTGCGATTCTGTTGGGCTGTTGTCCTGCCGAGCCTCACGAAATGATCGTGAGGGGGTAGGGCGCAGCCCCTTTTTTTACCATTGGAGATGAAATGACCAAATATTTAACCAACCTGACAGACATTCAAAACGAATCGACTTTGCACAGCATGTTGCAATATTTTCTAGGTCGGCCTCAGTTTCGACATATCGCCAGAAACATGTTAATTGCTGGCGACCCTCTTTTCAGTCAAAGACTTTTTGACGAGGGAATTACGATGTCAGACAAATGGCTCAAACTTTATTTTAAAACTAGGCTGGCATCGGAACTGTTTTTGACAAAGCACAGCGATGCGAAGCGACTTGACGAACTGGTAGTTGTCATTCCTATTACTTGGACTCATCCGCAATATTTAGAGGTTTTGATTTTGGGATTTGACGTGCAAGACCATGAAACTTTTTATGCAAACGAGGAAGGACATGTAGATGAATAAAAAAGACCCCCACATTTATTATCACGACCGCCCTTACGGTTTAAGGCCAGACCCAAGCGACCGGCTAAAGTCCGTGAAGGACTACGAGGAGATTGCCACCATCGACACGATTAAGCAACGGTGGAAGGAAGGCGACAGCTACCGGCAAATCGCAAAGTGGCTTGACGGGGAAAAGATTCCTACGCGAAGCGGAAACAAATGGCATCACCAGCAGGTGACTAGAATTCTTAGGCGGGAGGGATTGATCTAACACGTTTTACTTTGCAAGCCCAGCGAGGACGGCGCGCTTTTGTGCCGTCCTTTTTTCGTGCAACAAGCGGTCGCCAACCGATGACAATAATAACGCCCCCAGCGTCAAGAAACTTTTTAGCGTTCGGTTCCTCGTTTATCTTTTTAATTCGAGCAGAAGTGTTGCCGCCGCTGGTCGCCTGAATTCCAACTATGCGACCTTCTTTTATTGCGAGTATGTCAATGAAACCGAACAGGTCTTTACGCCGTTTACTGAACTGACACCACCTCTCAACAACTTCACAATGGTAGCCTGCTTCTCGAAACCGTTTCAATGTTCGCTGGGTTGGAGTCAATCGTAAAGCCTTCCGTGATAAGCTCGGTCAGTCAACCAAGCCTGCTTGTTCCATGAGCCGCAAGCCAGAAAAGCCGTGTCACGATCTTTGCATTGACTGCAAGCTGGGCTGGCATTACCAAGCTCAATTTTTGTCACCCTAATGGGGTCAGAGCAAAGGCGGCAAAAGTCGCGAACGTAAACACTGTTTTCGATCTTCGACCCTCGCCGCCCCCATTTGGTTTCATTAGGTTCAATTGGCCTCATCGACCTAGTTCCTTTTTAACCATTGCCCTAAATTCTTTAGCCTCCCGCTCTCGTTGCTCTTGAGAAATCTCTACTTTGCTGTGAGAAGCGAGTTGCTTAGTTTGGCGAGCAAGTTGCTTTTGTTTAGACAAGGCTTTTAATTTCCTTTTCTCATAAACTTCCTCGCCAAATTCAATAAAGCGATCTACATTTTCCGACCTCATCGAAACATGAAGACCTAGATACTTTGTTCTCCTTTCGTTTTCGCCAAGATTGTGAGGCGTGTTGTGAATTCCCAAAATTGCCATTGCTAAATCATCTACCGAATAACCGTCTCGCAACCGATTCCTAATTAAATCGCGTTTTGCCTTGTTAAGTTTTTCGCGAGGATGATATTTAACATGAATGTCAAAAACTTCAACGATGTGTTCAGCAAGAACAACCCTTGCACGATTTTTTTTGGCATTGGACATCTATTTTAATCCTTTCTAAATCATCCTCCAGACGAACTAATGCTTGTCTTATGTAAGTAATGTCCTCCTTCAATGTTTCTTCTGCTGGAGGCAATTTGGCTGGTGCAGATACATCGCATGGATGGTGATATTTTAGCAAATGCTTGTTCAGTTCCAAAATTTCTTCATGCGAAACGGATTCGCGATCTTCTTCACCTGACATTTTTTTGCTCCTAAAATGGGATGTTTTCGTCAGCAACAGGCTTTTTGGTCATTTTGCTGGCAGGGACTGGAGTCTCTTTCATTGCAGAATTAGCAGACAATGAGCGAAGCTGCCCTCCAAGACGGCTGTCAAGACTTTTTGCCGAGTCTGCCGAAACACCTTCAGTCTTACTACCACCCGATTCATATGGATTTATGTATTTAGTTTGCAATCCATACTTTTCGTTCATCTCGGTTTCGACCGCTATCGGCGTTGGATGCCAAGTGCGTTCAACAATTGACGCAAACGAACCTGACCAGCCAGCGTATTCGATAAGATTCTGACAGGCAGTCTTTTGCAGACCTTTTTTGCCTACCACCCAAACGTCAGCAATAAAGGTCGCAGGTTCAAACGCAAACCATCCTCCAGATTCAAACACCTCAGTAAGTTCAATGTGAAGTTTGACTACAACTGAACCCGAATCAAATTCCTTTAGTTCATAATCAAAAATTTCGCCTCGGAATTTTCCAACTTCATTTAATGCTTTAGCTTCTGACATCTCTTAACTCTCCATCTCTAAAAATAAAAACTCTCGACCTTGCCAATCCGTTAGCAACTTTCCTCTTTAATCCATGAGGTAGCCGAGAGAAAAACCAAAATCTATTCTCCAAACATAACCTTCCAAAGATCAAAACTACCTTTTTTGTATTCAATTGTGTCTGGAATCTCTCTGCCACTTCCTAGCGTTCTGTGTTTCGCCCATGCAGTCGTGCTTCTAACTGTATGTATTGCACGAGAATCGCCTTTTTCTACTTTACCATCCTCAACATACCTGTCGTGATCGACTCTAAAAAAGTGATTGCACCATTCAAACACTCTTTCCCTGAGCTTTGCCGTCTTAGAGGGAGACTGCAACCGAGGCTGATACTCAAGATAATCATCTGACTCAGCAGACGGTACTTTTTCGGCTGTCTGGTGACAAATTAGAACAACGTGCTTTCCGCTTCGCGCAATGCTGTCTAGGTCAGATAGAATAAGCAAACTTTTTTCAAATACATGGACTAATCCTTTTCCAAAACCGTAGTCTTCAAGGGATTTAATTTTCTTGCCCATTTTTTCGTGAGGAACAGTTTCAATCACATGCTTGCCGATCAACTCCTCCAGTTTGGTGAATGTGTCAATGACAACTGCATCAAACTGGCTGATTAAATCCTTGTTTTGAAGAACTTCGCGAACTGCTTCAAACGAGCTAATGAGATTTCCATCACTGTCGGCTACACGACTAACTTCAAGACCAAGCGTTCCTTCGTCAAGATCAATAAACAAAGTCTTAATTCCAACCTTTTCCATGCTTGCAACAAGCTCGGTCTTTCCAATGCCTCCGCTGCCGTAGACTCCGATTCTTTCGCCTTGGTTACTGACTACTCCTGAAACCAAGCTAATGCCTGACGACCTGCTTGGCGAGCTTTCACGTTCACGACTTTTTGCGGGTGAACTGCGACTCGTCTTAGGAGGCAAGGGTCTAGCCGATGGAGCAAATTTTTTGGGTACTGACATAACAAACTCTCTTTAAAAACTAACTAAGCTCTGGGTTAACATCACCCAGATGAACAAATCCTTCAGGAACACGATCTTCAAATTTAAACTTTGAGGAACACAATCCAAAATAGCTGCAATAGGAACACGATCCCAAATTTACTGTCTTAAAATGGGCGTTGGTTTTTTGGGCTTCCCTAATAGCTTTTTGAATTTCCCAATTTTCAACCTTCATTTCGGCAATGTCATCATCCAGTCGTGCGATTTCCTGACGCTGGTAATACCAGTCTGGACGCAACTCAATGTCACATTGCAATTTTTGTGACCATTCTTCAACAAACATAGAACGAGTTTGCAAAACATAGCCCTTTGCTTTGTCTCCGCTTTGACGCGGTTTTCCTTGGGCTGTCATTACGCGCTTTCCATCTTCACCTAAAACAACCTTGTCTCCATTGTCGTCCAAGACTGGCACGGCTGAGGGCTTAATTGTAGGCTTGCGAATTACATCGTACAAAACGCTTTCGGGTTCATAACCAAGCTCTCTGGCCGCGTGAGTGTAGATTGTGATCTGCGTGTCTATCTGCAATCTTCGCCAGTAATCCGAATCCGGCGAAATGTCATCAGAGATAAACTTATGCTCCAGAATCAAATTTCGATTATCTATTTTAATGATTCCGTCGATCTTACCCGCAAGCTGCCAAATGGTTGACGAACGATTAGTCGATGGATTTCGCAAAGGAATATTAAACGCCTGCTCAGATTGAAGAACTTCAAATTTAAAGTCCTGCCATCGCCAAACGTAACCTGCGACAAGACACTCAACGGTTTCCCTTTCGATTTCCCAGTCGTATTGTTCAATGCCTTCAGGAAGCCCTGCGTACATGTCCGAAACAGCATGTATTGCAGCTTCGAGACTCCCAGTCTTTTTGTAAGCGTCCAGACCTTCGTGACCTGCCGATCCCATTCTAAGTGCCTTGGCATCAACCACGCGACGCAAGCCAAGCTCGTAAGCCCAGTAGTGTTTCTTTCTACAAAGTTTAAACGCCTGCATTCTACTGTGCGTCAAAAGTTGCTTAGTCATGGCACAACCTTTCACTTACTTCTGCTTCATATCTGGCTTTTGCTTTAACGATTTCCTGACGATCAACATTTACATCGTTTGGAGCATTAACGCCGAGCAAAACTGACTTCCCCTTGTTTCTTAAAACCGTGACCTCAATATTTCCATTAAGCACGATTGTCTCGCCAATCCTTCTTCTCAAAACAAGCATTTCCATCTCCTGTTGGGTACAAAAAAAATGGGGATATTTTCTGAGGTCGTCACTTCCTTGCTTCGCGGCACGACTTACCGCGTCCCCTTGGACAAACCAGCTTACACGAAAACAATACAGCAATCAATCTGGCTTAAACTTTGCTAGCGGGCATAAGCAGGTCAGAGGCTGAACATGACAAAGCAATGGCAAAACGCTCGACTGTTGCAAGCGTTGGGTTTCTTCTTCCCTTTTCGTAATCGCAAACAAATCCCGGCGAGGTGTCCATTTTGTTCGCCAATTGCGTTTGCGTAAGGCTTTGGTCAGTTCGCAAATTAAAGACATTGGTTGAAAATGTCACATATATCGAATTTGGATTGTTCATGCCAGCAATATACCACGTTAGTGTATTGCCTCAACCTTTAATCGCGATAAACCTTACTCATAAGCCATTTCCTGCCTTCTTCAAATTCTGGAATATCTCGCACAACTCCCATACCAAACATAGGCGTACCGTCATCTTTTACGCCTTTTTTGTATAGATAATGTTCGGCTAGCAACTGAACAGCGTCATTTACATCGGGAACTGCCTGCTTAACCTTGTCGTAAGCTGCTTTTCTACTTTGCTCGTAAGCCTGTTTTCTTGCGTTAAAT